ATCCCGCCCCGAGGCATGACCTCACTAATGGCCCCGTAGAACTCCCGCCCGGGCTTGGCGAAAGATTCCTCGCCACCTGCTGCAAGATCGCGGATCAGTTCGGATACACCACCAAGAACCACCTTGGGCGCATTGAACGCCGTAATCGTGGCCGATGCGATGCTGAGAAACTTGTTCTCCGCACCGCCGCCGAAGAATCCCTTCCCCGCCTGCTGCGTTGCTGCAGTCGTCTTGCGGATCTCCTCCGTCGCGGTCTTGATCTCGCGGGCGAACGCTTGGACCTCGATGATCCTCCCGCCTCCGGCCTGCATCAATGCACCGCCGTCACCACCCCGGACAATCATCCCGTTGCCACGTCCGCCGCCACCAGCCCCAGGTAGCAGCATGCCACCCCCGCCACCACCACCACCGCCTGCACCACCTCCGCCCCTCGCCCGCCGGTAGAACGCCGCGTAGGCCGCTTCCACGCGTCTCAAGCTGTCGAGATGTGCAGCCTCAACCCTCTTGATGTCGGCGAGCTGCTGGTCAACGTGGTGCCGCTGTGCCTCGCGAATTTTGTTGATGCTGGCGAGTTGTGCTGCTTCGATCGCCTTGGTGACGGCAATGGATGCCTCCGCCGCCTTGCGTGCATCCGCCGCCGATGCAAACGCCATCCTGACATTGATCACCACATCGGACGAGACACTAGCCACGGCCACGACCTCCGATCAATGCGCCAACCGGTCCCGCGACACGCAACGCCAGTTCCATCTCTGCCGAATCGCTCGCCTGCCGAATCACCGCCGCATTCCGCCGGACGATCGCGTCATCTGGGAAGATCCCCACGGCTCGGCACTCGCTGTAATGCTGGTAGGCCTGCCAGTTCTGATCCGTGAGGGCTCGCGATTTCTCGGGCGTTCCCTTCTGGCAACCGTTCGCCCTGGTACGACATGGCGGGAGATTGCCCACGGGCCGGCGCATCGGCTGCCCGTGGATCTTCATCCGCTCCCCCGTCTTCTCGTCGTACACGAACGCCTCGCAATCCTGACAGTCTCGATGTGCTACCTCGGGGTGCAGGATTGTCAGCCGCACCCCCTCCGCTAGTTTTTTGCGGTGTCCCCCGACTCAGTGGCCCCGCAAAGGATCGTCCACAGCCTCAGCACGAGGGGATTCACCAGCCGCTTCACGCTGTCCGCAGAAACGGGAACCGATTCTCCAGACGGGCCGGTGATGTTCCACGCGACAAGCTTGCCCGCGATCAGATCGCAGACCAACCGACTCCATCCCGCCTCGTCCAACCCTTTTGACTTGGCAAGGTATTCCGCGAAGTCGGCAGCAGCCATCGGGCGATAGGTTACGTTGATCTCGTCCCACAGATCGCACGCGGGAATGGTCGTCTCTCGCGTGTAGCCATCGGGAATGTATGGGCTCGGCATCGTGTCGCCTTATGCTGTGCTGTCGCTGGTGATGACCAGTTCCTTCGTGGCTCCACTGCTGCGGGCCGATCCCGACAGCGTAAGGAGAATCTCCCCCGGACCACCGACAACCGGAGAAGCATCCGGCACCATGAATGCCGCCACCGCAAATGTAATCGATCGATTGCCGTTCGTCAGCACGAAGGTAGCCGCACTCGCACCGCCGGTGTTGATCCCGTACAAGTCGACCTCATCCGAGGTATACGGCACCGTCAGCGAAAGGGTAACGTCTCGGCCTTCCGTGTGAATGTCGGTCGCGCTCTGTGAATTCGCGAATCGGGCATTGAGTCGGTTGTCGATCGTCAATTCCCATTGCGTCACCGTGCGGGCTGTCCCCTCGATCGTGCAGACCGCATCCGACCACACATAGGGCGGGTCGGTCGGGGCGGAAATCGTCGGGAATGATGTGGCAGAGACTGTCTCCGTTTTCCCGAGGATGTCCACATCCAATTCCAGAGGGCCACCAGCAGCCGCACGGAACACCGCTCGACCGATCTTGCATCCACCATAGACAAACCGCTTCGCCACGCGATCCAACAGAACATCAAACGTCTGCAGGGTCTCCGCGAACGCGAAAACGTCGGTTGCCTCATTGGCTCCCATGATCCGGGGAAGGATCAGGTCCAACATCGACGGCGTAGCGTGGAATTGAATCCCACCGCTCACCCGATAGATCCCATCCCGAGTCCGCTCAATCGGAAGTGATCGAGTTCCCCGGATGCCCGAGGTCTCAACGATCTCCTGCTGTTTCCGCAGACTCTCGCCGATGAACTCGAACGATTCGGTGTATGATCCGATCGCCGTTCCCGCCGCCGCCATCGACAGGCGGGACTGGTGTCCCAAGCTCGCATCAGCCATCAGCTTATCCCCTGGTTGATTCGTGACGCCACCGCATCGGCCAACCGTTGGCTAATCTGCGTGACAGTTGCTTCATTCAATCCGACATGCGGACGGGCTGGCATCCGCTTTGTCCCCGTCTGGTGGAAGTGTGCATATTCAACTTCCGTTCCGAATGTCAGCCAGCTTGGCCCCGTAATCCAGATCGTATCCTGCGTGCCGTTCGGTGTCGTCAATGACTCGAACATCCTGCCGGTATCGACCAGGATCGCGCTGTGCTCCTTGCGGGCGATTGTCACCGGAGACAGGGGAGCCCATGCCGTACCATCCGGCCCAAACTGGCCGAGGTACATTTCCCGTTCCCAGTTCTGGATCAATCCAATCGACTCATCCAGAGCCTGCGTGTACGTGTCTTTCGCCGCGTCGTCTGCCGCCTGCAACACCACATCAATCAGGGCCCCCAGACTCGGCAACATGCTCACGACCTGCCCTCCCGATTCGTGATCCGAAGCACGAATCCCGAGACGAACAGATCACGGGCAAACGCCGTTTGATCGACGATTGCCAAGGGCTGGAGCGACATGTTGTAACCGCGCGTCGAGTCCAGCCGCTGATTAGAGAACGCCTTGCGGACTGTCTGACGCCATGTCAGCCGCTGATCGAGTCCTAGCCGTTGCTTGTCCATCGGCTCCTCTGCGTCGATCCGCAGAGATGCCACGAGGGCCACCAGCACGGGATAGGTCACATCGTCGCGGACATTGCTTGCAGCCGTGATCGCCTCCGCTCCGAACGGGCTGATAATCACAGCGGGCATCCGCTCCGATGGCAGGCGGGCAATCTCAACGGCTGCACTCTGGCAAACCACGACATTCGCACGAGGAATGCCCGGCAGGTCCAACGCCTGAACCTGCGTCTGCACGGTCTCCAGAATCGTGGTCAGTTCGGCAGGCATCAAACTTGCCTCCGACAGATGACCGTCCAGCGAGTATCCAGCGTTGCTTGGCTCGTGCTCAATACCCGCCAGCGGACGTTGCTTGCATCGATGATGATGTCATCCACCTGCACGCCACGGGAACCTGCCTGCGTCGCATTGAGGGAGAATCCCTTCTCATCGCCCACGATGTCGATTCCCGCCGCGTTGAGTCGCTGCCGATTGACCACACCGCCGACCGCATTGTCGATCGTCACCGACGTAGCACCATCCGGGCGGATCTGCCTCAGCGTGACAGTCTCGCCGTTGTCCCAGAGGGTGTAGTCGCCGCCGATGTCTAGCGTCATGTGGTCGCCTCGCCGATCTCCTCAAACGCACCGACTGCCGCCGCCTGCAGATTGTTGAGCGTCATGATCTGCTGAAGGATCGCGTTCCGGTACCCGTTCCAATCGACCTGCTGCCCGTCGATGTTGTACGAGGGCTTCGGGTTCGCGGATTCGGTCGCCAACGCCGCCAATAGGTTACTCCGGATCGTCGCGATTTGTTCGGCGTCGGTTGCCATTAGGCTTCCTCAATTTCCAGCTTCTTCCGGGTGAACACAGTCCCGCCGTTGCCGCTGCCGTTAAACGCTCTGATCGCGTCCTCCACGCTCTCCGCCTCAACGGTTCGCCATTCCTGCGTACCGATAGGCCGGAGCCTCCAGCGTGGCAACTGGACGCCCGGGGGGGACTCCTCCAGCACGGCCACGGTTTCCACGCTCTCGATAGGCTCGACCGCCTTTTCCTTATGCTGCTTCGCCACGCTTGATGCTCCAAAAAAGAACCCCCGCCAGCTTGTGGCCGACGGGGGCGTATTGTGTCGGCCTCATCAGCCTACTAGGCAGTGCACTTGACCATCGCGCGAGGTTCGATTGTCGCGAAGGCACCACGCTCGCTCGCCTTGAACCGCATCACGACGTCTTGCGTGAACTCCGCTTCGTTGTTGGCGGGAGCCTGCACGACGGTCAACGGCCAATTCTGCATGTACCTGAAGGCTCGCCGAGGATCGCCCAGGAACCAACTGGTATCGGTTGCCATGCGGGCCGCCAGTTGGTTCGTGCTCACGATGGTGTAGTTCGTGATCGGGTTGCCGGTCCGAGTCTCCGTGGGATTGCCAGTCGTGGCATACCCGGGAGTCGCAACCGTGATCTCCGTCGCGTTGATGATCCGCCGGGCAGTGTAGAGCAACTGCCGAGTACAGATCAGGTGAGACGGATTCAACAAGATCGGCTCGCCGGTCTCAGGATCAAGCATCCCCGAGAACAACTGCTCGGCTGCGTCAATGTCGGTCCAGTCGACCAACCCGTTTGACCCCGCGAGGTTGTCCCACGTGTGACTTCCGGAGTTGTCTCCATAAGTCGCAATCGTGGTGTCTCGCCAGCGGTAACGGTGATCGGTGACGTTCTCATCGATCACGCAATCGATGGCCCGCTTTTCCTTGTTGAGCCCGAGGGCTTCACCGACTCGCCGACACCGATCCTCCAGCACCCCGGTACGATCGAAGAAGATCGCTTCCTTGGTGACCTCGACGATCAGCCCCCGCTTGGTCGTGGTCGGGGTGTCGATGTAGGTCTGGGAAACGCCAGCCTTCGGGTACGGCTGGCCCTCGTCCACGATCAGGGCCTCGTCACCGATGCCGCTGATGCCGGGGATACGCTCGCCGTTGAACTGCGTGTTCACGACGGGAATGATGCCCGTGAAGACAAACGCTTCCTGCTCGTATGCCTCCATGACCGCGTTGTAGAGCAACTGTCCGCTGATCTTGGCGAACTGGCTGGAAGCCAC